GAGCTTCTCAACTTTCTAACGGGGGAGTAAACTAACGATGGAACTCCTCCTGTGTTTGCCTGGCGCGATGCCAGGCTTTTTTTTGTGATCGCTGTCTACACATCCATTTTCAATAGTTACGACCCGCTGCACTACGCGGTCAGGCAGTCCGTGCCTACGAACTTCTACGCGATTGTTGACGAGGCAAAACCTCATCAGGGCTGGAAGCAGATCGTAACCACGAGACGGTTCTCTGACCCCAGGATGGAAGCTAAGTGGTACAAAGTCTTTCCTGACAAGTTGGAGTTTGACGAGGACTATGTGATCTGGGTGGACGGGTCCATACGGATTACGAGCGCTAAGTTTGTGGAGTACATGGTCGAGCAGGCCGGAGATACGATGGCAGCGTTTCAGCACCCTTGGAGAACTTGTATCTACGAAGAAGCCCAAGAGTGCCATGACATGCTTAAGTACAGGGATCAGCCCATCTTGGCTCAGGTTGAGTATTACAGGGGCTTAGGATGGCCTGAGAACGGCGGTCTTATCGCAGGTGGGGTTTTGTGTTGGAAGCGGTCCTACATCAATCCTAGAGCCAACCAAGCATGGTGGGAGGAGATGATGAAGTGGAGCTTACAGGACCAGCTCTCATTCCCGATTGTCGCGTCAGAGCATGGCTTAGAAGTCAATGTTTGTAATAAGTCACTTATGAACAACGAATACTTTCAGGTGGTTGCCCATCACAGAATGGAGGAGTATGAAAAAGTTACCGATTCTCATCTGCACAACAGGATCGCCAAGCCTTGAAATCACGCTGTCGAGCATCAGTCTTTACGCCAAAGAAGCGCCTGTTTATCTGTCGAGTAGGTCCGAGACAATGGACCCACGAGTTTTCAGGTGGCTACTCAACTCGCAGAGTAATTTCGGTGACGCATACAACAGGATCATGGACGATGCCTTCCAGTACCACGATGAAGTCATCATAGCTAACGACGATATATGCCTGACTCCAGACTCCTACAGGCTGCTTTGTGAGGATGTCCAGCATCTTAAGGATGCAGGGCATAAATTGGGTGTTGTTGGTTGCAGGTCTGACTTTATTCTGGATACCCAGAACATCCGGTATGAGTCTGGCCCAAGAAACGGGATGAAATGGGCGGAGGAAGAGACGATCAGGGAAGCCTCGGTTATTGCGCCTATCTTTGCCTACGTATCAAAGGAGGCTTTTCAAGCGGTCAGGTTTCCTCCGATAAATTGGTTCTCAGACAACGTCTTTTGTCATACACTAACAGTATTAGACTTTAGGCATTTCGTATCAAGGGCTTACGTTCATCACGCTGGCTCTCAGACAGTCGGCAAGGATGACCGTAAAAACCTCATGGAGGCTTCACGATGGATGTGGAAAAACGAACCAGGGATAGCAAGGCACTACCATCTCCCTACCGAATGAAGGTTCCTCCGGTTCCTATCAGGTACGACCGAAAAGTGGGTATCCCCATGCAACCTAAGAAGGTCAAGAAATGAAGGGCTTACTCTCACCTAAAGTCATGATCGTCATCAAGCAAAAAGAAGACGAAGAAAACGAGTGTCCGCTGCCGACACAAGACGAGAAGCTCAACGAGGAAAACAAGCAGATCGCCAGGGAAGAGGGTATGTACGGTCCTGAGAGAGAGGGCGATACTCAGTTCTGGCGCGATCTAGGTGCAAAGTGGCGTATCTCTGCAAGCCAGGCTCAAGAGAGGCGCTGCGGTAATTGTGGATATTTCGACATGGAGATGAAGGATTGTCTACCTGAAGGTGTCGGCTACTGCCACGAGTGGAACTTTATGTGTGCGCCTGAGAAATCTTGTATGGAGTGGAAAAGTGAAGAAAACGAAAGCGGAGAAGAAGATCTCCAAGGTGATGACTGAGTACAACAAGGGTAAGTTGCACTCTGGAAGCAAGAAAGGTCCGACCGTGACTAACCCTAAGCAAGCCCTCGCGATTGCGCTTTCTGAAGCTAAGGTCAAGAAGAAATGAAAGGCTTATACGCAAATATCCACGCCAAGCGTGAACGCATAGCCAAGCAAAAGGCTGCTGGCAAGACTCCAGAGAAGATGCGTAAGCCTGGGAGTCCTGGTGCGCCAACGGCTAAGGCTTTCAAAGAATCAGCTAAGACGGCTAAGAAATGACTGCCGCTTGGACTCGTAAGGAAGGTAAGAACGCCAAAGGTGGCCTCAACGAGAAAGGCCGGAAGTCTTACGAGCGTGAGAATCCTGGGTCTGATCTAAAGGCTCCTGTTAAGTCAGGCGATAACCCTCGTAGAGCGTCTTTTCTTGCGAGGATGGGTAACATGCCAGGCCCAGAGAGAAAACCCGATGGAAGCCCTACCAGACTTCTTTTGAGCCTAAAGGCGTGGGGAGCAAGTAGTAAGGCTGATGCTAAGGCAAAGGCCAAGGCTATCTCGGCGAGGAATAAAAACCGATGACCTCCAACGGAGAATACGGTGAGTCAAGTAGAAAAAGTTTTGATAGAAAAGCTGATTCCTTACGCAAGGAACGCAAGAACACATGACGAAGCACAGGTCTCGCAGATTGCGGCTTCCATAAAAGAGTTTGGGTTTAACAATCCAATCCTCATTTCTGATGATTACTCAATCATTGCCGGCCACGGAAGGCTTGCCGCGGCGAGAAAGCTAGGGTTAGCAGAAGTTCCTGTTATCAGACTGTCTCATTTAAGCGACACTCAACGTAAGGCGTATGTACTTGCTGATAACAGGCTTGCGCTAAACGCAGGGTGGGATAACGACTTACTTAAGCTAGAGTTGATCGAGCTAAAAGCAGAGGACGTTGACCTCGAGATGCTTGGGTTCTCCGTAGAGGAGCTAGACGGTCTCTTAAATGCGCTCGAGCCAACAGAGGGATTGACGGACGAGGATGCTGTCCCTGAGCCTCCAGAGGAGCCTATTACAAAGCCTGGGGACATTTGGATACTAGGCAAGCACCGATTGATGTGCGGCGATAGTACGAGCGTGGATGCCGTGGAAACTCTTGTGGCTAATGAAAAGATTGATGTTTTATTTACCGATCCTCCTTATGGCATCAATTTTAAGCCCCAGCGAGGAACCCACGGAACCATTTTGAATGACAACTTGAATGACAAGGAATTTGATGATTTTTTAGACAGCGTTTTTGGTGCGGCATTAACGGTTATGAAGCCAGACACTTATGCTTTTGTTTGGACGGGATGGTCAAAAATTGGCGCGTTTGAACGCTCTTTGCAAAAGTTTTTTAAGATTCAAGCTATGCACGTTTGGGTTAAAAATAACTTTGGGATTGGTTATTACTCTCGCCCTAAACACGAACCTTTTTATCTTTGCTTAAAGGGCAAACCTATTTATCCAAATACGGCTCCAGCCGATGTTTGGGAGTATGCCCGTGTCAACAAAACAATTCACTCTTGCGAAAAACCTGTAGGTTTAATTCAAAATATTATTGATTCATATCATAAGAATAGTCTGGTACTTGACCTCTTTGGCGGCAGTGGTAGTACGCTTATTGCCTGCGAGAAAACAGGTCGGTCTTGTCGAATGATGGAACTAGACCCAAAATACTGCGATGTCATCGTCAAGCGATGGGAAGAATTCACCGGCAAGAAGGCAGAATTAGTTAGTGAGCACTAACTTTCGGAGTTAAAAATATGCAGGGCGTGTTGCATGAACCAACGGATGAGAACAGAAAGCTAGTCAGAGGGCTAGCCGCGGTTGGCGTTCGTCACGAGGATATTGCCGCAAAGGTAGACCTAAGCGCGGATACGCTTGTCAAGTATTACAAGAGGGAGCTTGATGACGGTCGCGTGGATGCTAATGCCGCGGTAGCGAAAAGCCTTTATCAACAAGCTATGTCAGGAAATACCACGGCGATGATCTTTTGGCTAAAGACAAGGGCTAAATGGCATGAGAGCGTTAAGCACGAGATAACAGGCGAGAATGGCCAACCAGTTGCAATGCAGATCTCATGGGCGCAACCAGAATAATTATTCCTTATGCGCCAAGGCCTCAGCAGCTAAGGATTCATGACGCGTTAGGAGAGAAGCGTTTTGCTGTTGTAGTGGCTCACAGAAGATTAGGAAAGTCGGTCTCCGCGGTTAATCACCTTATACGCGAGGCGATACAAAATAATCGCGAGGCTCCTCGATATGCTTACATCGGGCCTACCTACTCTCAGACCAAACGAGTTATCTGGGATTACCTCCTCAAATTTACCCAACCCCTCAACGCCACTGCCAATATTGCGGAACTTAGGGTTGATTTCTGGGGCAGAAGGATTCAGCTTGCAGGATCTGATAACCCAGACTCTCTGCGAGGACAGTATTTCGATGGCGTTGTGTTCGACGAATTTGGCGATCAAGACCCGCGTATCTGGTCGGAGGTGGTTCGTCCAGCCTTGTCCGATAGGATGGGATGGGCTCTCTTCCTTGGAACCCCAAAAGGCGCAAATCACTTCAAGACCCTGAGAGACCATGCAGCAGAGCATCACGATTGGGCCATGCTTGAGTTCAGAGCGTCAGAAACAGGTCTTATCCCTCAATCTGAACTCGATGCCGCTCGATCAGAGATGGGAGACGACAAGTACCTACAAGAGTTTGAGTGTTCCTTCGACTCGGCTATCGAAGGTGCTTACTACGGACAAATTCTTAATGAGTTACCGTCTGAGCGATTCGGAGAGATCCCAAGGGACGGTATAGCCAAGACTTACGCAGCATGGGATCTAGGGATAGGCGACTCCACTGCTATCTGGGTTTGTCAGAGAGTAGGCTTAGAGACAAGGCTTATTGACTTCGTTGAGAATCACGGGCAAGGCTTGGATTGGTATGTGAACTGGCTCAGGACAAACAACTACGAGCTTGCAGAGCAATTACTTCCGCATGACGTACAGGTTAGGGAATTAGGCTCAGGTAGATCAAGGCTCGAACTTTTACAAGAGGCAGGGTTAAATATCACAATCGTGCCAAGGATGGGCGTGGACGATGGGATACAGGCCGTGAGAAGGCTTATTCCTTACTGTTGGTTCGACCCTAAGACTAAGCG